CGCGCGCTTGGTCGTTCGTGTAGTCCCATCTTAGCGGGCGGAACCCGACCGAGGTCGCTCCCAGGAAGCCGCCGCGCGCGAGGCGATAGACCGACTCGGCGAACTGTCCCCCTTCCGGCGTATCGGTCGGAATGAACTCGACGGACGCTTTCAGCGCGCCGCCCTCGATCTTCACATCGAACGCGCGTCCGATCGGGAGACGGCTTGAATCATGGCCCCAGAGGACGACGGGATTGCGCTTGAAGTTGGCGAGGTCCCATCCAGCGAGTGCGATCCTATCCTGTTCGCGGTCGACGCTATCGGTCGAGATCGTGAAGCGGAGCGCGCGTATCAGTCCATCGTTCACCAGTTCAGCGGGCGCGATCATTTGCTTCCGGACGCCGACACCCGCGCGGGTTACGTTGCGGCCTCGGTTGTATGTCTTGAATTGCGTCGCGCTAACTATTTGCATCGGTCAGTCCCGGTTCCGGTTTCGTCGGAGCGGCGGAGGGCGCGCTCGCGCTCTCGGCGGGCGCGGTCGTCGTTTGTGCGAGGTTGTCGGAGGGAACGGCGGTATTCAGCGGAACGCGATACTCGTCGCCGTGGCCGTCCTCGATCGGGTTCATGTTCTCGCGGGCGCGGACCTCGTTCCGGTTCAGCCAGCCATTGAGCGTTCCGATCTGGTATGCCTCGTAACGCGTCTTCAAATCGCCCCTGGTCATGTCGTCGAAGTCAAATTTGCACTCCAGGGTCATGCGTTCGTCGTCGAACAAGAGGTGATGGTCGAACAGTTGCTCGATCGAGCGAACGGTCGGACGAAGCGCGCTATCGAGGTATTGCTGATTCTGCTGTTCGATATTGTTCAGCGTCGCTTTGTCGAGTTCACCCAAGCGATGCGGCGGGACGCCGTAGAGGCGGCAAATGTCGATCACTTGGAACCGGCGCGTTTCGAGGAACTGTGCTTCCTCGTTCGTGATGGACATCTTCTCGAACTTCATGCCTTCTTCGAGGACAATCGTCTTGTGTGCGTTCTGCACTCCGGCGTGCGTCTCGCGCAGCGAGGCCGCGATCCGATCGGCGGCTTCCTTGGATAGCTGGCCGGGATGCGAGACGGCCCCGTTCAGTTGCGCACCCTGGCGGAATAGGACGCCGCCGTGTTGCTGCGTCGCGAGCGCGAGGCCGATCACGTCTTGCGCGATGGCGATCGGGGAGACCCCGACGTAACCGTCCATCGAGATATTTTTAACGTGAATCATGTCGTCGGGCGGGACGAGTAGCCCATAACCCAGGCGGCGCGAGTTGACCCGATACCAGAGTTCTCCGTCGTCGGTCAGCATGATCGAGCAGCGGTCGGGCGCGATCGGGACGAGTTCGATCGGGTTCGCGTCCTTGTCGCGCTCGATCACGATGAACGCGTTGCCGCGAAGGCAAAGCGAGGTCACGGCGTAGCCGATGAACTCGAACCATGTTTGCCAGCGGTTCGGGCGGCGAAAGAGTTTGTTCAGCGGATGGCGCGTGTCGCGTTTGTAGCCTCCGCCGCCCAGGCGACGGCGGACGAACGGTTGCAGCGTCGCGATGTCCTGCGAAATCGCGCGGATGCACCCGTAAACGGCGGCGGCTTGAAGCGACGTAAACGGGGTAACGGGAACGCCCGTGTTCGACGCGTAGCCGCCAAGCGCGGCGTATAGCATCGGTTGCGGCCATCCCAGGCCCCCGAGGGTCGAGGTCACGGCGGCGCTGTCCTTCGTCTCCGGCGCGGACTGTTGTGTCGATCCCAACAGCCAGAGGCCCACGCGTTCGCGGAATGTCATACTGCTGGTCCCAGGTCTGCAATTAGAATTTGCGAGCGGTCGTTGCCGACGCCGCCAATGACGGTGAAGCCTACTGGCGGCGAGCCTGCTGCCAGCGAGGCGACTTCGATTGTGATCGTTGGATTGTTGCCGGTAACATTTGCAACTAGATCGACGCTAAAGCCGCTGGCTTGGCTTGTGCTGTAGCTATAGCCGAAGACCTGCCGTTGCGGGCCGTTCTGGATGCGTGCGCCGAACATGATCAATGAGCCGGCCTGTGTGGGGTCCTTTGCATTGACGTTCACGCTGACCATGACGCGCGACTGACCGCTGCGCGGAATGGGATACATTCCTGAGTATAACGTCACCCACTGCCCACCAGGGACAGGAACATCCGGCAGAAGGTCGACCAAGAGCGATGGCGCGCGGAAGGTATCAACGTAAGACTTAGGCACGGCATCCTGCGGCGCGGTCGGCGTGCCCAGCGCGGTGATCTTCTGATTCGCCATGTTTATCGGTTGAGTAAACATCAACTGATTGACGAACCACTGCATGACCATCTGACCGCTGATCACAACGGCCACGACATTGCTTACGCGATAGAAGCCAGTCGCATTGTCGCCGATTGCCAGACCTGGATCAGTGACGCCTGTTCCGGTTGCGGTGATCAGCGGGCCGGTCATCTGCCCGCCATCTCGGCGTAGATATGGCATCAGGTCAGGCGGCGGCGGCAGTGCATCCACATATCCCTTGGTCACTGCTTGGTCTGCGAAGACCGGATCAGCCGCCAGCAGCAGAACGCCGGTCATCTGTCCGCCATCCCTGCGTAGATACGGCGCGAGGTCTGGCACCAGCGCATCCGCATAGCGCTTGGTCGCTGCTTGGTCTGGCGTTGCCGGATCAGCCGCGAGCGCGAGCGGGCCGGTCATCTGCCCGCCGTCCTTGCGTAGATACGGGCTTAGATCGGGCACCAGTGAGTCGGCGTAGCGCATCGTCGCGGCGTGATCGGGTTGTGTCGGTTCGACGTCGAGCGTCAACGTGCCCTTGGTTCGCGTGTCGTCGAGGAATAGCGCCTCGCCGTTGATTGTCAGCCCGCCCTGGACTGTGCCGCCGGTCAGCGGAAGAACGGGAATCCAGCCGTTATTCAAGCGCCCATAAGTGATGCCGGGAGGCGCGTCGGGGAAGGACGGCGGTCCTGTGTCGCCTTGTGGCCCCTGTAATCCGATCGGTCCTTGTGGTCCTTCGCGTCCCTGTTCACCGGCTGGTCCCGGTGGTCCGGCGCTACCTTGTGGCCCGCCAGGGCCGCTCGTTCCTGGCTGCCCTTGCGCGCCCTGCAAGCCCTGCTCGCCGCGTGCCCCTTGTGCCCCCGCTGGTCCTGGCGGTCCTTCCTGTCCGGGCTGTCCTGGCGATCCTGCGACGCCCTGTGGTCCCTGTGGGCCGATCGGTCCTTGCGGTCCTGTCGCGGTGCCCAGGTCGACCCAGGCATCTCCGACGAACACGAACACATGTTGATCGAGGGGATCGGGGAAGCTCGCGCGATACAGCAGCGCGAGACCGTCAGGGATTTGAAATTCGTTCTCCGGCCAGTCGTCGTCCCAAAGGGGCGGGAACACGCCGTCGAGCGGCAAGTCCGAGGGTGTGCGAACCCGACCGAATTGTCCGACGATCGAGGTCACGCGACCCTCCGGCCCGACGGGTCCTTCGGGTCCGATCGGTCCTTCGGGTCCGATAGGTCCGGGAGGTCCGGGAACTCCGGTTCGAACATGAATGTCGATCGCGCGGGTCTCACCGAGCTTGCCGGTTACGATGTCCATCATGCGGCGGAGTCCGTGACGCTCGCGGTGACGAAGACATGACCGGCGACGACGGTCGCGACGGTTCCGTCGTCGAGCGTCAGTTGCAAGTCCCACACGCCGTTGCGGCGTTCGAGGCGCAGGCTGTCATCGCGCGAGAGGTCGGCGACGATCACGTTCGGCAGCGTGATCGTGACGGGCAGCGCGAGGGCGAGCGCCCCGCCCGGTCGGTCGCGTATCTCGGCTTTTGGCGTGACGCCCGTCAGGTCCACAGGCGTGTTGCGCGCGCGATCCTGCCAGAGCGTGAAGCTCCACGAGTAAGTGTCGCCCTTGTAGATTTTGAGCGGGAACGTCGCGGGCGTCATCCGAGAGTGATCAACCCCCTGGTCTCATAGACGGAGCGCGTCGTCGGCTGCATCGCGCGTCCGATCGCCATGATCAGCGCGACGGCGGCGTCGATCTTGTTCTCCGGTCGCGCCTTGCGCGGATAGACGTTGTCGCGCGCGTCGGTGTGGCCCACGACGTTGCCGATGCACCACGCGAGCGGCCCGTTGCCGTCGTGGCGGATGCGCGCGGAGCGGATCGCCGCCTCGAGTTCGCGGGTCGGCGCGCTAAAATTCTGCGTGTTGCTCCGGAACTCGATGACGGGAACGGAGAACGACTGAAGACGTTGCGCGAGTTGCGTCGTTCGCCAGGGGTCGTAAGCCATCGAGAGGACGCGGAAGCGGCGGAACCACTCGACTGTGTCGTCCTCGATCGTCTGAAAGTCGGTTTCGTTCCCTGGCGTAATAATCAACTCGTTCGCGTTCGCCCACCCAGGATAGGACGCGTTCCGCGCCTCCATGACGGCGGCTTCGTTCAGGTAGCAGCGGCAAAAGACTGTGTAATGAACGTCACCGTCGCGGGTTTCCGGGAAGACGGCGACGAGCGCGGCGAGGTCCGTCTTCGAGGCGAGGTCGAGCGCGAGATGGCACTCGCGGCCCTCGAAGTCCTCGATCCGGAGGTCGCGGTCAGCGCATAGCGTCCACTGGCGCGTGCTGAATAATTGCTCGTCGGCTCCGATCCAGACGTTCAAGTGTCGCGTCCTGGCGGATGCCTCTTGCGATGGGTTGTTCCGCGCCTGACGCATGATCGCGCGGATCGCGTCCGGCTGAACGGAGACGCCCCAGGCGGGATTCGCCTTGACCCAGGTCGGTTCCTCCCACGGATCGTCCGTGTCGTCGATCGAGTAAATGATCGAGAACAGACGCTCGTCGGTCTGCACGCCCTGAAGGACGCGGAGCGAGTAGTCCCAGAGTTGACGACCGATCCCGGCGTTGTTCTGCGTCGCGGTCGAGATCGAGAGCAGGAACGGTTGATGGCGCTTGCCCATCGCGGTCGAGAGGGCTTCGTAAACCTCCGGCGTCCGGTGCGATCCGATCTCGTCGCAAACCGCGACGGCGACGTTCAGTCCGTCGAGCGCTTTCGCGTCGGACGAGATCGGGACGAGGCGCGACGCGGTGCGTTCCTGAAAGATCGAGTTCGTCAGGACGCCGACGCCCCATCGCTTCCTCATGTCGTCCGATCGGCGGACCATGTTCTGTGCGGTCTCGAACAAGATGCGCGCTTGATCGCGGGTCACGGCGGCGGCGTAGCCCTCCGCGCCCCCCTCGCCCTCGCCGAAGGTCACGTAAAGCGCGATGGGCGCGGCGATCGTCGTCTTCCCGTTGCCCTTCGGGACGTAGACGACGGCCTGACGGAAACGTCGTCCTCCGGTCGCGCGTTCCTTGAACCCGAAGACGTTCGCGTAAACAAGCTTCTGCCAGTCCATCAGGCGAAGCGGCTTCCCGGCTTCCTGTCCTTTGATGTTTGGCATCTGCGACGCGAAGACCATCGCCTTCAGCGCGGCGAGGTCGTCGAAGCTCCACTGACTGTCCGGTTTCTGTGCGGCGGCGTGATCGCGGAGGAAGCGCTCGCAGGCCATCCGGGCGTGCAGCGAGGCGGCGGACGGGTCCTCCGCCGTCGTCCTGGCGTAGCGCAACGCGTCCTGCACGAACTGTCGCGGATCGTCGGCGAGGGGTTCAGCGACGCGACGTCTCGCCATGTCCTTCGAGGCTCGCGAGCGGCGGGAGGGTCGAGGCTCCCGGTGGCAGTGGCTTGGGCTTCGGCGGAGACGGAGCTTCGGTCGTCCGCTGCGACTTGATCGGGGAGGCGTGATAGGGCCAGCGCTCCAGCCCTTGCTTCTGGCGGAGACGGCGGACGCGTCCGGCGATGGTTTTGCCTGTCGTCCCGGCGCGGGCGGCGATCATGTGGACTGACAGCCCCGCGTTCCAGTCGCGGTGAAGTTCGTCTTCGGTCATCGGCTGATCCAAACGAGACGCGCGATGAACGCGAGCGCGAGTAGCGCCAGCAACCAGAAGATCATCGGGTGACGTGCTTCACCGCCCACATGACCGCTTGTTCTGCGTTCGTCTTTGCGAGCGCAAGTTCGCGACTCGCGCCGATCGCATCGCAGGCGAGAATGAACGCGAGGCCCAGGTCCTTCAGCGTGGACATTTGGGCCTTTTCCTCATCGGTCAGCACCCGGTATTCGTGGCGCACAACGTTGTTGACGGTGCGCGCGTCGGACGTGCTGTCGATCATCTCCGGCTGGTCGGTCATCTGCGATCCCCTGTCATTAGTTCGGTGCCCCGGCTCCGAGGAAGCTCCACGGATCGGCGCGAAGATCGTCCTCCGGTCTCGCGTCGATCGTCGGCGGATCGGCGTGCAGACGCGGACGGCTTGCCGGACTAAAGCCGAGTTCGCTGATCAACCTGATCATCAGTGTCGTCGTCTCGTTCAGGATGCGATTAGCCGGATGTTGCGCTAACCCGCCGGTTGGCGTCGCGACGATCAGCTTATACCGGGCTGTTTCGTTATACTCGCGCAACTCCATCTCGGCGATGTGGTGACGTTCCTCCGCTTCGCAGAACAAGCGAAGCGTCTGTGCATCGCAAGTCTTGAGCACGCCGGGAGCCATCGTCCGGATCGCCCACTCCCACGTCTCTGTCTGGCGCAAAGTGAGTCCTGGCGGCGGACCCACAAGATCGCCGATGGGTTTCGGTTCGGCCTTGCGCTTCGCAATGCGTGCAGGCTCCGCCGTGCCGTGGAGTTCGTGCAATTTTGTGGGCTTCGGCGGACGCCCGCCGCGATTACCGCGCAGTTTTGCGACCCTCAAAAATCCAT